GGCTATCTGGGAGTTTCATTGCTACCTTAACAAGTTAAAAATCCCACACTTGTTTTTCAACGCTAACAGTCACTTTGGTGGCTTGCATTTGGAAAATAAAGTAACGGTTCCTATAATTGAGCAACAATACGATTGGGACTGTGCGTACATTGGACCGTATAATGTTTCTCAAACCTACCACAGTGTGCTAATAAACAACAGATTTGAGATGATAAATCCCAAAGCATACCATTTTGGTGCAGATGCCCATTGCTTTTGGGGAGAATACCTGTTACAATACATTAACGACAACAACTTGATTACAAAAGAATGAAATACATCATAATTGACACGTCCAACATGTTTTTCCGTGCGCGGCATCAAGCACATCGTGCAAGCGATACCTGGACCAAGCTGGGCCTTGCGTTACACCTGACTTTTATGAGTGCAAACAAGGTAGCACGTGATCTTGAAGCAGACCATGTGGTATTTGCGCTAGAAGGACGCAGCTGGCGCAAAGATGCTTACAGTCCTTACAAGTCCAATCGTGCTGTGGCACGTGGCAAAATGAACGAAGCAGAAGCCGACGAGGACAAAATGTTCTGGGAGACTTATGATGCAATGACCAGCTACCTTATCAACAAGACTAATTGCAGTGTGCTGCGTTGCGCCACTGCTGAGGCTGATGATATCATTGGTCGATGGATTGATCTGCATCCTGATGACGAACATGTGATTATAAGCTCAGACTCGGATTTTGTGCAAAAGATTGCACCCAATGTCAGACTCTACAACGGCATTAATGATCACCTGTTTGATGTTGATGGAGTCACTGACAACAAAAAACGTAGGCTTGCTTTTGAAATCAAAAGCGACAGCAAGATCCGTGTGGGCAAGCCTGACCCTGAATTTGTAGCACCTAAAGATTATCAGCAATGGGTGTTGTTTATGAAATGTATGCGCGGTGATCCGGGAGACGCCGTGTTTTCAGCGTATCCCGGTGTGCGTGTAAAAGGTACTAAGAATCAGGTAGGATTAACAGAAGCATTTGAAGATCGCAACAAGAGAGGCTATGCCTGGAACAACATGATGCTACAGCGTTGGACTGATCATAACGGCGAAGAACACAAAGTACTAGACGACTACGAACGCAATCGCATGCTGATTGATCTCACAGCACAACCTGCAGACATCAGAAACACTGTGGATGCTGCTATTCGCGAACAAGTGAGTCACAAGGACGTGGGCATGGTAGGTGCACACTTTATGAAATTTTGCGGCAAGTACGATCTTGTCAAACTCAGCGATTATGCAGACCCTATTAGTCGCTGGTTAAATTCAACATACCAAGGAGTATTAAAATGACTGAAGACAAAATTGAAGCCAAGACAGTTATCCCAAATCAATACTGGATACTTAAACAAAACAATCACAAGGTTGGACAAATTGAAGTTGGAGAACACGGTGTCACAGTAAAGATACAAGGGCAAGTTGCTGGTTACAAAACCATTAAGATGGCCATTCGTGCAGCCAACATTGAATTTAACAATACTGGCACAATCACCAATACGTGTACAACAATAAACACTGTGCATGGTTATGAAGTATCAGGTCAAATTTACAATCCTGTATGGGATGTAAAACATCGGCTGCCGTTGTTTACACGTGACACTAAAAGCAAAAGCTGGTTTGCAGCTGGTTGGTATATGGTCAAACAACACCGTAATTGGAAAGCTGTACAGCATCCTAAACTTATTACCTTGCAACGGTATGCGTACCAAGGTCCATTCCACTCTAAAGGAGAAGCTAATGTCAAATCCATTTCGTGATCAAGAAAAATTTATGAAAGCCTGCGACCAGTCAGTAGGAACTTTTAACAACGCACAGTATAAATTGTACAGTGACCTGATTAAAGAAGAATTCACTGAGTTTAACGAAGCAGTTGCAGCTGGCGATCGTATTGAACAGCTAGATGCATTGCTGGACATCCTTGTTGTTACTATCGGTGCTATCCACAGCGGCGGATTCAAAGGCGAAGCAGGATGGAAAGAAGTTATGGCAACTAACTTTGCTAAAATTAACAAAGAAACAGGCAAGGTGCGCAAGCGTGAAGATGGCAAAGTCCTCAAGCCACTGGGCTGGACTGCACCTAACCTTGCACCATATGTGCTTAAAGCAACACCCAACTAAAGGAAAATAAAATGAGCTTGCATATTAATCGATTTGTGGATTCAATAAAAGCACATGAAGCACGTGGGCAAAAAGACTTTACTATGAGCTTGCGAGACGCCAAAGATCTACATGCTGACATTACCAAGCTGTTGTTGACTTTGCAAGTAATGAGCACTCAACAACAAGCCAATAATAACCAAGTAATAGAAATTGAACTCACAGGCGGCAGTTTTAAAAACTCCTAGTTTATGGCATAAATAATATTAGGAGCAAACAATGTCAAGACCCAAGCCAACTGTGCTGATAGAGCATACTGATAAACACACTTACAAGACCGAGCAAGTGCTGGCCTCCGAAGGCGTTTGGGCAGTGTTCTATGACTCTAAGCCAATTAATCTTAAAACAGGAAACATGCTGACTCAGTACCCTGGGCCCAAGTATAAGAAAGTATCTTTTAGTAATCCTGGGCACGCCAAGAACCTGGCAAAGAAACTAAACACACAGTTCAAAACAAACAAGTTTACTGTGGTGTTACTGACTCAGGGGACACAGGTGTACCCCGATGCAAGATCGAACTAGGCTGACACAGAGTTGGTTAGACCAACTTGATCCTGAAATACGCCCAGCATTGGCAACAGCAATGATCGAATGGTGGCGCAACATACGTGACACTGGCGGCTTGGGGTTGACCAATCTTGGACATACTTGGCTCACACAAGAACTCAACATGCCTGTGTGGGAATATTATATCCCGCACAAAAATCAAACCAGTATGAGCCTGGGTCGTGTGCTAGTGCTGGACCGACACTGTCCTTGTGTGTACTGGTTTGAGATGTCTAGCAAAGCGTTTCACTTGAGTTTTTTTGACAGTAAAGAAGCCATGACTTACAATCTCTACGGCGACTTAGGTCGATACTTGGACATGCTAAAACGCAGTTGACTTAACATTGCACCTGTGTTACAATGTAGCACTCAAGTACTACTTTTACCAATTTGACATAAATTCGCTCATGTGCTATAATAATAACATGATACAGCAAAAAGCAACTCGTAAAAAACGCTCAGATCGTACCCATATTGTGTACAAGATCATGTCGGGTTCGGACTTCTATATTGGTGTAACTGCCAAAACTGAAAGCACTGTGCTCAAAAGCCTAAAGACTCGTATCAACAAACACATTTACCGCAGCCGTAGCGAGAACAAATCATGGCGCTTATACGAAGCAATTCGAGAACGTGGCTGCGGTGCGTTTGCATTTGCAATTGTTGCAGTGGTACGCGGCAAGACAGAAGCACACCAGCTGGAACGTGCACTGATACGCGAAATGCGTCCTAATCTAAACACTGATGTGCGCGGCATGGTTTAATAACTGCTGATGCGCAGCTAACATAATTAAAGAATAACACTAACGAAAGGCTTAACACATGACCGAAGTAGAAACAAAAGTTATTGCAATTATTGCAAAAGAACTTAGTCTGCCCCAGCAACCTGAGTTGACTGATAGCTTGGATAAATTTGAGGCAGACAGTCTGGACCGTGCTGAAATTATTTTCAGCATTGAAGATAAATTTGGGATTGAACTCAAGATTCCCAACAAAGAAACTGCTGTAAAGATCTTCAGTACTGTGCAATCAGTTGCTGACTTTGTGACTGGTCATTTAGAAACAAAGTAGGAATGTATGCAATTTTTACCTGAACTTGAATTGATTGATCGATTGTGCATTGCACGGATCAAGTATGAGCGTACTAATGCTAATAACCAAGAAGAACTGGACTGGTACGAAGCTCGTTACCGAGAGATGCAAGCACAGCTATCTGATGCGCAGTGTAACACACTTGAATACAACATTGCTGAAATTACCCGAATCCATAATCAGATCTGGGATCTTGAATGGCAATTGAAATCCGGTGTGGAACAGATGCTAGAATTGGATGAAATTGGTCGCCGTGCTATTGCTATCCGCGACTGGAACAACAAACGTATCACTTACAAGAATTCAATTGCTGAGCTGTTTGGACTACAGTTAAGAGAAATTAAAACAGATCATCTCAGTGACAGTGAACAGTTGTTCAAAACTGCAGACACTAAGTAAAATTCATGCTAAAATAAGTTTTAGAGGGCTATAGCTTAATGGTAAAGCGTTCGACTCATAATCGAATGAGTCTAGGTTCAATTCCTAGTGGCCCTACCAAACCTGCCCGTATCTCAGTTGGATATAGCATCAGATTTCTACTCCAAGGGTCGGCAGTTCGAATCTGTCAGGGCGGACTATATAAATAAAAGAGAATTGTTGTAATTCCTTCGAAGAAAAGGAATCCAAGACGCGGGGGCAGTGCCCGCCAGGTCCACCAAAAGCATTACTCGCTAGGCTCATAGCCTAGGGCAACCATAAGAACCATATTGGAGAATGCTTTTGATGGGCCTGACACAGGATCGATTGGGTTAGATATCAGAGACGGCAACACGGTAGGCGATGACCGTTAATCAAGCAAAACACAATAACTGCTAACGATGAGTTATTCACTTTAGCGGCCTAAACACCGCTTAGGGTTTTGGTAGGTTTCCTCGTAACAGAATAACCTACCCACTATTTTTTAGATAACGGTCTAAATGAATCATTTTTACAATGCTGATGAGTGGGAATATACTACACTACTGAAACAACACCATGCCAGCCTTGTGCAGGAGTTTGATCAATGGTTGCCGGCGCAGTGGATCCAAAATGCTGAACACAAAATTGACCAAAAAGGCACATGGCATTTTGTTCCGTTTTTGACCCGAGGAAAAACTGTAGAATATTTTTTACATCAATGTCCTACTGTGCAAAAAATAATGCAAGCAATGCCTGTTTTTGACAATTGCACGTTCAGCATAATGGGTCCAGGTGCAGTTATCAAACAGCATCAAGGTCATGGCAATCAGCATTTACGAGTTCACCTGGGCATAAGAACGTCGGGCAAAGCATGGATTTGTGTTGGAGATCAAACCCAACACTGGTCCAATGGCGAAGTTTTAATTTTTCAAGACAGTGAAACACACTGTGTTGAAAATCCTGACACAGACTATCGTGTAGTTTTGTTGTTTGATATCCGTAGATCAGATTATTTTAATCACAGATTAAATTATATAGAGGATACGTTATGAAAAAATTAATAGTTGCGCTGTTGTTGCCGGTTGCTGCGCTGGCACAACAGTATGCTGAAGTTGTGCGCATTGAACCTCGCATGGTCACAATCCAACAGAGTCAGTGTCAAGAAATCGCAGTGCAATTGGACCAGAGTCAACTAGCTACATCAGTTAAACAACGTAGGTATCGATGCACTCAAGTACCGGTCGCTGAGCAACGTGGTGAGATTGTGACTTTTCAATATAACGGAACAACGTTCACACAGACGTTTGAATAATGATACTGACAAAAACTGTGAAATAATAGTAGATTTTTATCGTAGATGATGTTATAATAATTACAACACGGCCCAACCCACTGCTCTTCGGAGTACGGTTGGGTTTTCCTTTGAGTTGACGGTAAATCGTCCATATGCTATAATGTGTATGAGTTTTAAACACACACGAGAAGAAGCTATGAAAATCTTTGGAATTGGTCTACTAGCATTTGTACTATCAGGATGTTCTACTGCCATAGCAATAGTAGACGTAACTGCCAGCACAGTAATATATGCTGGCAAAACAGTAGTCAATACTGTTGATGCTATCACTCC